CCTGACCCCATCCCTGATCCTTATGTGCCCACGGCTGCAACTACATTCATCTGTCCCAACCAAGTCAGCATTGGTTGGGGTGGCGCTAACACAGGCGGCGTTGCCGGTAGTTTCGGTGCATGGGGACCAATCCACGTGAGCGGCACACAAGATCTGGACGCAGGCGTGTGCCTATACCCCACAGATGCTGACGAAACCCCTAACCAGCAGCAGCTGGACACGCAGGGGTTCCCGACATTCACTGGAGACACTATCACATTCTACGCCGAAGACGGCGCATCTCAGGGTAAGCAGCGTGTGTACGAAATCGTTACCATCTGGAACTTCGACCAGGCAATCGTTAGCACTTCTGGCCTCGAAGCCGGCGCCTTCAACTGGGACAACCCTCGTACACCTGCAACGGGTGCACTCGGAGACAACGTCTGGGAACTCAACAACGTCTACGTGGCAGCAACTGCACTCAACGACGTTAACCAGCAAGACGGCGCAGACGCGTCTGCGGTCAAGCGTTTTCAGTGGCGCATGGTTTGCTGGTTGATCGACCCTACGCGCGGAGGCACTTTCAAGGCAAAGTACATCACGCCGCCGAACAGAATCTATCCGCCGGCGGACTTGCTCGCACCAGCTGGCCCGTACGCTACTTACAAGTGCAACGTGGGCGTCAACACGTCACTGGTGCCTCTCGACGTGAGCCAAGCCATCCACGGAGGCCCATACCAGCTGGCGGCTTCAGTGAGCACTAAGAAGAAAGTACTGGAAATTGAACTCGAGAAACATTGAATTCAATAGATAAGCCCATCACGCCTCATGCGATAACGCAAAGCTTCCGCTTGACGCCAAGGCATAGTCCGCGACACCTTAGAACGCGGACCAACAGGAGGGCGGTACTTAATCAAAGACTTATAATTCGGACGACGAAAGAGACCACGCGACCGCTTAGGCCCCATACGAGTCATCCGAAACACCGCCCCCCTTTTCAACTTCATACCAGAATGGCCGCTACGCATTTTACGAGGAGCAGTCTTAACGCGTGCCATTATGACTTGAGCGTGTGTTGCAAATACCGAAACACACGCCTTAAGTCATTTCAAACATACTCGCCACGCATAACACGCCTAACGCGGTCTGCCGCCGCACTAGCAATACCATACTCAACCTGCCTCACACCATAATTGTGCTCGACAGGCCGAGGAAATCGCAACACCCTGCGAAGCTCCTGCAGTTCCGCTACAGACGACGCTGCGTTCCAAAACCTATTCGCTCGAACAGCACGACGCAAAAAACTATTGCGCACGTGACGAGCTGCCATAGATGCACCCAGTCGCGTCAAACGCTCCCTGGCTGCAAACACGCGTGTACTGTACGGCCTGCGGAACATATGACGTACAGCACGGTGCATAGGTGCCCCGCGCAGAAGACGACCAGATGCCTCATGATACCGCGTCCAAGCCATTCACCTCAACACGCTTGCGACAGGATCGCTTGTTGTGACCTGTCTCCAAGCAAATGCTGCAAAGCTTTCGCTTAGATAATGCCAAAACTGGCCCCTGGGGTCCACAGGACACCACAGGTGGCACAGTTCGCACGGCTTTGGCAGCAGCAAATATACGGCGAATAGACTCAGGGACACGAATAGGCTTATCTGGATAGTACGGCGTGAAGCCATACAACGTCCCGTCACCAAAAGATAACTCTGAGTGCCGCCAAGCACTCATATAGCCGCGCGTTTGACAAACAGTGAAAACGCGCGGCTGGCAAAATCACTAAGTCCACGGACTTATTTTATTTTTTCGGAACATCCCTGATGCACTGCGCTCCGTTCCCTACGCGACATTGCACCGGGTGTACCCCTGATACATGTATAACAATAAATTGTTCTTAAAAGCGTGATCATCTGAATAGGTGAGACGCTACAGACTAGCCAGTGATTGGATCTGGTATCGGTACAAGTCAGCCCGTAAATTAGTACCTCCGCGTGACACTAAGACTTCGTGCCAGTGCACGTAAAAATCACTGCACAGGTGATCACACAAATCCTTGCATTGTATTTCCTCGTAAATACACTGATGTCCTTCCCGCCTCGCCCTTCCGGCTCACCGTGGCCGTCAACGCACCTCGACGCCGTTCTCGAACGGCTCGACGCGCGTCAAATCAGCTCGGCCAAACTGGCCGAGACTGCCAAGATGTCGGCGCTTGAGAAGCGCATGACGGAGACTGCAGCGCGCCGCACGACCCCGTACGACGAGTGCACGGGGCGCATGCGCCGCATCACGCCGACTGCAGTCGGCCGCTACGACTTCAGCGACGAAGACGCCGACGATGAAGTCGCGCGCCACGCGCCGGTGTCATTCGCCGCAGCCAGCGCCGCGGCCATTGACACGGCGGTGCCGCATGAGCGCGAGATGATCACCGAGGCGGCTCACCCCTCACCGCCTGCGAGTGACATCCGTTCGCTGGCCTCGGCCAGCTCCAAGGTGAGTGGCAAGACCTACTCACACCACATTCGCGCGCTCATCAACCACATGTACATGTATGACATGTGCAAAAACTGCATCGCAGAGGACCTGCTCCTCGTTGCCGACTCATTGTACACCAATGACTCGCGCAAATAGGCGCCTACAGCGCCTACAAGGGGAGGTAATACTATTCTCCCCTTGTTTTGCTTGTTTCCTCTTCTCTTTCCCTTCTTTCCTCTTTCTTGAAGAAATCGTCAACAGCGACAGGCGCTCAAAGCCGCACGTGGTGCTTCACGCTGAACAACCCGCATGAATCGTACCCTTCCGAAAACGAGTTCAAGCTCGCGATAGGCGCCTACACGCCTACCGCCTACATGTTCCAGCTCGAGCGCGGCGAAGAGGAAACGCCGCACTACCAGGGCTGCTTCAAGCTCAAATCTCCGCAGCGCTGGTCAACTGTCGTCAAATACATACCGCGGTGGCACCTTGAACCGTGCCGCGACTGGGCTGCGTCACTCATCTACTGTTCCAAAGAAGACACACGCATCAAGGGCCCCTGGTTCGCCGGCTGCGAAGTGCCTACGCCACCGGAGCCCAAGTACACATTCGCGCTGGACGAACTGCGTCCATGGCAACAAAAGGTCATTGACCTCATCGTGCAACCACCGGACAACCGGTCCATCCACTGGTTCTTCGACCCCGTGGGAAAAATGGGCAAGACCGTGCTCGCCAAACACATCTGCTGCAACTACAATGCCATCTTCGTGCAAGGAAAGGCCGCTGACATCAAATCTGCCATCGCCGTCATGGAAAAAAAACCGCGCATCGTCCTCTTCGGACTCCCGCGGTCATCTGAAGACTTCGTCTCCTACGATGCCATCGAATCGTGCAAGGACGGCATCTTCTTCTCTGGCAAATACGAATCCGGCATGTGCGTGTTCGCACCGCCTCACATCCTCATCTTCGCCAACTTCAAGCCTGACCTGTCTAAGCTGTCATCAGACCGCTGGAACGTCATCGAGCTGTCCGCTGCGCCGCCGTTCTCAGCGTACTCTGAAGTGATGAACGAAGACACCGCGATTTCCGCGGCAATCTCTTCTGCTGTCGCGCCTGCAGCTCCCGCACAAGGTCTCGAACACACCATCGCATCAGGGGCTGCGTGGGAATCGATCCCTTGAATTACTTCTTATCATAATATGCATGCCTACTCTGAGTTTTAGTGCGCATACGCGCTAACTTTCGTAGACCGCTCTTCCCATACGCTCGCGCAGCAAAACCTATCGTGGCTGGATATTTCTTAACAGCATACGCCTTGCGATATACCGGATACATACGAGGCTTGCCAAACAAATACCCAGCGTGGCCATCAATACGCATAAGAAGACTACGCTCATTCTTCGCGTAAGTCCTCTTGCTTTGTCCACGTAAAGCCCTCGAGTAATCACTCTCAGGCAACATAGCGTGTGTTGCAAATACCGAAACACACGCTACATATTATCGCTTCGCTGAGGCGTTGCCAAACAGTGAAACGCCTCAGTGTTATAATATGTACGCACCCAAGCGTAAGTCCATGTACGCATCGCGGCCGTCGATAGCCACTAAGCGTAGTGGCCGGTCGGTGGAGGTTCACGTGACTCACCGTGAGTTCGTCCAGGATATCACCATTGATAATGGTGCATTCACACTGCTACCGCAGGAAGGCTACGCCATTAATCCCGGTAACCCGTACACGTTCCCATGGCTGAGCACCATCGCCGGCCAGTTCACATCATACAAATGCCACGCTGGTAGCTTTGACTTTGTCAGCACTTATGGCGTTGCAATTGGAGGCCCGGGTGCCATTACTTCAGGCACTACCACACTGGTGTCGCCGGGTAACGCTTCGCTAGGCTCTGTTTCCATGGCTATACAGTACGATACAATCCTCCCGGCATGGAAGACTAAGACAGCAATGCTTTCCGACACTGGGTCCACTTCTGGACGCCCGTCTGAAAACCAGCACATCCGGTGGCAGGTTGACAAGAGCAACCTTGTCCTGGACACACTGTACGTGCGCACTGGCAACGTCCCGAAGAACTCAGACCAGCGCTTGTACGACATCGGCACCCTCTACCTCGCAGCTGACGGCATGCAAATCCCTTTCTACGTGCTCGAAGACGTGCCTGTCCCAATTCCGATGAAGATCGGTGAACTATGGGTCAACTACTCCTTCACCTTCTACAAGCCAATGATCAGTGCGGATCCTGACCCCATCCCTGATCCTTATGTGCCCACGGCTGCAACTACATTCATCTGTCCCAACCAAGTCAGCATTGGTTGGGGTGGCGCTAACACAGGCGGCGTTGCCGGTAGTTTCGGTGCATGGGGGCCAATCCACGTGAGCGGCACACAAGATCTGGACGCAGGCGTGTGCCTATACCCCACAGATGCTGACGAAACCCCTAACCAGCAGCAGCTGGACACGCAGGGGTTCCCGACATTCACTGGAGACACTA